AGTCTCCTTTTTAAACGTGTGGATTTAACTGTGGGTTTGATTATGCCATCTGGTGCTTGTCTGCTACGTGGTCTGCCCAAACGGTCATCAAAGTCCAGTAATCCTACGTAAGGCGTGCGGTTGTCAATGTTGTATCCATTCCTGGATCTACGTTTACGCCAGCCCCGTCTTGCCTTACCTGTGTCTACTGGCGTGTTTGATTTTGCTGTCTTAACAACATCATTTGCAAAATTATCCAACAAGGAGTCCCTGTCTCGTTTGAGACTCCTCATTGTTTTTGCTATTTCAGTTGCCTTGAAAGAAAGCATGTGTTATGCCACAGCACTTTCTTCTAACACACCACTGCCTTGGAAATTGGCAGTGAATGTGACAAGATCATCAAAAGATGCTGATCGTTCAATTGATGTGATTATGATCTCACCTGAATACTGTTTGCTTCCAGCCACAGTTGATGTAAGAAATTCTGCAGTGAGTGTGCCTTTGGCAGGACTTGATCCTGCGTCTAGATCAAACACTTCACCGTTGGTTCCGTAGTGCCCTGAATCCCATACACCGTCAAATGATCCTGAAAAATTAGTAAGACCTCTTTTGTAAGTTCTTGCCGCATCTCCCATCACTGTGTCTTCAATTGTATCTTGTGTGTGTGTTAACGTCCAAGATCTTATCTCCGCGATTGCTGTAGTAGAACCAGCGGAGTCATTCGTATCAACTTTAATGGTACCTAATTCGCCCGTTATTGTTGCCATAGTCTATTCTCCTTTTGGTTTGCCCATGATTTGATCAATGTCATCCGCAAATGCTTCATCTTCAATTGAAGATTTGATCACATCTGCAGTGACTGATTTGATTGACATCTTGGGCGTTTTAGTCACGTTCGCGGAAACTCGTTTGGGTTTGCTTGGTGACTGTTTTTTAGATGTGTTAGGTGCCTCAGTGCTCCATCCCTCATCCAAAAATCTTTGTAAACGGTCTGTGTAGACCTTTTTTGTTCTTGTGTCTTTGTATATGTTGATGTATGTCATATGTGTATCCTATGTGGTAGTGGTTGTGAATGTGTAATGCACTTCACAGGTCACAGTAAATTCTCCCAATGGTGGTTGTCTCTCTTGATTGACTTCCACAGCAGTGACTCTGGTTTTGACTGCTGTTGAATCACTCAACTCTCTGGTTCTGTCTGCGTTCAATGTTTCTTCAATGCGTTCAATCATTTCATTTCTCTTCTCATCAACTGATTGCACGAAACCTTCTCTGCCATCTGAACGCACAAAACCCTGTATCAACATTTCCAATATGGCACGTCTGTTGCCACCCATGGTGTGTTCTTCTCTGGTTTCATTGCCAGTGGTTATCAGTATTGCTGGAAATTGTGTGAGTGCCAACTTTTGCACATCAAATGGTTCTCTGGTCACCAGTACTGGTCTTGGCGGATTCATGTCCCCCAACACGTCTTGTATGTTTTTTGCTATTGATTCTCTTAGGCTCATTATCTCTTCAAGCGAAGAGATACAGTGGCTTCACGTTCTGAATCTGAATAAGTGCCTGATGAGTCTGCATCATAGGACACACCAAATCTCATCTCATCATCCAGTTCACGTTCGTATTCACGTCTGTAAAATTCCATCTTACGTTCAAAGATGTCTTGGTCCGCATCAAACTTCGCCAACTTGGGAAAGATATGGAAACCCAGTGCTCTGAACACAGTACATTTTGTCCACTGATCTGCATCCAATTGATCTGAATTCATCCTTGCCTGTCCAACGCCAATCCTTGAAATGTCCAACGTGCTGAGATTGTATGTGGGCCACCATCTGGTTTGTAGGTCACGCAATACATCCGTTGCGGCATTGTCTATTTCAGTTTGTAGATTGATTATGCCCAATTCATCAATGTTGGGCTCAACTTGTTTGACGTCATTCAGTACAGCAGGTTTAAATGCCATTGTATTATCCTTTAATTTTACAGGGCCAAAGTCCTTCTTCGTCCTTCATTAGTATTTACGTCTTTTTATCGCAAATCCTCTAGAATGATGTCAAATATAGCACCGCCTGGTGTGGTGCTGGCGCACTTCATTCTAACTTCAATATCTGTTTTGCCTTCAAATGACAAAGGAACTGCATAATCATAACTGGTCGCTGTGCCTGAACTCACCCATTGTCCTTTGATGTTGAAAGCACCTCCATTGGGTCTTGCAATCAGTCTAGTGTAGTTGTCTCTGTCTTTCTTTTCAATGGTGCTTTGCAATTTGCACACATAAGCACGGTGTTGATTTGGCACCGTGAACACAGCCATCAATGTTTGGCCATTGCCTGCACCAATTTTTGCTACTGTGGTATCTGTTGAATCTGCTTGTGTGTGTGTGGCAGTGATTGTGCCTGCGTTAGTGGTGCCAGTTGCAGGCAACACCACCGTCATTCTAAACACTCTGATGAATTGTTGGTTGCCTCTTGCACCACCCACAGTGATTGTTTCTACAACTCTGTCATAGTTTGCATCCAGACCTTCTACTTCAACGGTGCTGGTGTTGTCATTGGAATCATCAGATGTCAGTTGCACTGTGCCTGCTGTGGCAGGATATGAATATGTGCCTCCACCATCCCATACAGTTTCATATGATGACCCTATGGCATCATTGAATCCAAACTTGTTGATGTGATATAATTCATTGTATGTTTCTCTGGCAATACCAAGGTTAATTTGAATATTGTCACCAGCATTAACCAAACCTTTGATTGTTTTACCCATGTTATTTCCTCCGTAAGAAAGGGCGACTGATGCCGCCCTTGATGTTATGCCTCAACTGTAGATTACAGACCTGATGCTGATGATTTCACATCAATACCATATGAATCATGTAATTCACCTGTCGCGTAAACGGCAGTTGCTACAATTTCAGTTGCTCTCAATGAAGCGTCTCTTTGTGTCTCAATTGAGATATCTCTCATCATCGCAAGACCTAGAGCGTCTCTAGAGAATACTGCACCAGAGTAAGCAGTTGCTGAATCTTCTACCACGTTGGACGTTTCAAAGATATCAATACCTACTATTCTTCCAATGTAGCCTTCTCTCATTGCTTCATTCTGTAACACACCTGCATTTGGATTTACAAATGTATTTGTCAATGTAGATTTAAGTGCATGTGTTTGCTCTGGGTTGAACACACCGTAGTATGGTCCAGGCACACCAGCCGCTCTCAATTTAGTTGCCGCTTGTGATAGCACAGCCACTGTTAGATCGTCACCATCATTACCCACTGAATTTGTAAATCCTGAGAATAATGTTGTTAAGTCTCTATCAATTTTTTTGGCAATTGCTTCACCAAACAGTTTACCTAGATCTTGGACAACATCTGACTCACTTGCATCTCTTGATAGATCTGTAAGTGTTGTCATGATACCGTTTTCTGCGACTGTTAAGTCTGACTTGCTGGTTGACACTTCTGTGTTTGACAAGTCTGTGTTTTCTCCAGGTGCTGTTGCACTCACTGTTGGGTATTTTGGCACTTGAAGTATTTTTCCTGATCTCAATGGCATAGTAAAGTTTCTTACTAGACCTCTCATGATAGTTGTCTCAGAAGCAACAAACATTGCCTCCGCTACCAAAGGGGAGATCAGATCGTCTAAAGTTGAAGTTGTGGTTTCGTTAGCCATTTTCTTCGTCTCCTATATTATGTGTGGAGTTAACGGCCGTATTGCTGTTTTCTCCAAGTTTTGTATTTTTCTCTATCACCTGGCTTGTTCATGTCAAGTTTGGCAATATCAATTTCGCCTACAGGAGCGACATTACCTACACCACCATTTGCGCCTGATCCTGTTGGACCCGCGGCCACAAAGTGTGGATTGGCTGTCAAGAATTCGTTCACAAGTGTTTCAACACCCAAAGGTTCCCCTTTGTCATTGTAACGCACCTGTCCGTTGTTGTCCATCACATCCACTGTGCCTTGTTCGTTCAACTGCAATTTGCCCTTCAGCAACGCAACCACTTGGTCTGGGTTGATTGCTTTGGCCTTGCTTGCCGCTGACAACACAGCACCGTCAACTTTGATAGAAGTAAGTTCTGATTGGTATTGATTAATTTTGGCATTGTACTTGTCTGCCTGTTCCTTAATCACCTTGTCAAACTCGCCTCGCTTTTTGGCTTCCTCCTGACGTCTGGATTCGTCCTGATCAATCAAAGTTTTGTAGTGATCCAAATCAATATCTTTGTATTTTTTGAGAACTTTCTCTCGTTCTCGCATCACACGTTGAGATACCAACTTGTCAACTTCTTCCTGTGTAAAACCTGGTTTTTGAATTTCTTCAGGAGCAGTTTCTCCTTGATCTGTTACCGTAGCATCATCCGTAATTTGCGTAGTTTCTTCAACCATGCTGTTCTCCTTTTTATTGTCTTGTCTGACCCCTGCTGGTGCAGTGATATTGTATTTACCGCCTAGCCTCTAGATCTGCGTGATCTACGGCTTCTTGTGCGGCTACGTTTTTTGTCTTCATCACGTTTTCTTCCGCCACGCACACGCATGGAAGAACGTCTACCACCTCGTTTTGCCATGATATTTTCCTCCTTGGAATTTGAACACACCTGGATTGGCATGATCGTAATTTACTGTGATTGGGAACAGGAAGTCTATCAAATACCCCACAGCATCTGCCATGTGATCATAACCTGTGTCCTTGTCCACAATATTGGTGCCCTCTTTGTACACCAATCTCTCTAAACTGTTGATCACATGTTTTGCCTTGTGATCAACACGCATGCCAATTTGGTTGTTGGCATTTTGTAATTTGGCATTCACAGCATTGATTCTGTCTCTCACTGGTGTGTGGCTGTTTCTCACACGCACCACGAATCCTGCGTTTTGTAAAATTGATAGATCTGTTTTGCCTCCTGCAGAAGAGCGTCTCTGTTTGCAACTGGGATCTGGATATACCATAACCTTGGCACCAGGATATCTGTTCTTCAGTTCTTGGCAAACTTCTTCTGTGTTGGAACTTTGCATGTGTATTTCATCGTGTATGTTGACCATGCCAGATTCATCAATGTTGGCAATGCACAAACACATGTTGCCCACGTTGAAGTCCATGCCCACATGCATGATGCCTGAATATTCTGGCAGTTGTTGTAGATGTTGATCCCTGTCAAAGTTGTAAAACACCCTGCCTGAGTATGTGTTGAATGTGGCTTCGTATTCTTGTTGGTATGTCTTGGCATCCATGTCACGTTTGGCTTGTTCAAGTTCTGATGCATCAACAATGCCACCATCTATTGTTTTAAATTGCCACGCATGCCAGTCTTGTAATTCTTGTGCTTCTGTGTAAAGTTCGTGTCCCCATGAACCAACACCTTTGGGTGTGAGTGTGAACAGTGCTTTGCCTTTCCTGTCGCTCAACGCAGGACGTATTACTTCACGCCACAACCTAGGATCCAAATCCTGTGCTTCATCCAATGACACAAAAGTAAGTCCAACGCCACGCAGAGAATCTGGATTGTCTGCACCTTTGAGTGCGATGGTGGATCCATTTTTTAATCTCACAGTGAGTTCTGCTTCATTTTTTTTCTTGATCCAATTCAAACTTTTTAATTTGTCTGTGAGTTGTTGCCATGCAATAGTTTTGGCCTGACGGTAGGATGGAGCGATATAGTAAACGTTGGCATTTGGTTTGGTCGCATGCCTGCATAATTCTCTGATGGCGATGTGTGTCTTGCCAAAACGTCTGCCTGTCACAGCCACTCTGAATCTACTGTTGTCTTGGCAAATTGATGCCTGTGCTGGTGATAACATTATTTCTTAAGGATACGTCTCGCCCATGTAAGGCCTGCGTTTCCTCCCCAAAGTAAAAATGCCTGTGTGCCTGGTGTGTTCTGTCCAGGTTTATTATAAGTCTTGGCTCTGCTTAAAAAACTAAAAGTTCTTTTGACTGTGTTCATGGAAACGTTTTCTCCTTTGGCAAATTGGTTGCCTCTCGCCACGCCTACTGCTGTGCCACCTTGTCTACTCTTAGGTGAAGCGGCTCGCATCTTTAATCCACGTTTGGCATTGGCTCGCATTTGTTGTGTTGGTTTAGGCATCTGGTATCAATCCTCTCTTTCTCAAATGTTGTAGTCTGCGTTCTCTGGTAAATTCATCATCTTCCCAAATTTCTTTGTTGTACTTTTCAGCATACACCCATGACTGGTGTGCCCTGTGTCCTTGTTCTATCATGTCACACAACAATATTTTTCTTTTCTTGTGCAGTAGGTGTATCAATTCAATACACGCCTTGCGACAACGCTGTGCCGCGGCCCTGTTTTTCTTGTCGTGCCACTTGCGTAAGTTCTTGTCGTATTCAACCATCAGTGTGCGGATGTCTTCTTCTAGGTCGTCCCAATAAACTTCTTTGGGTATTTCTGGATATTTGTAAGCCATGGTGTCGCTACCCCTAGCCTATGTGTTGCTGTCTAGTAATTCTTGTTTTGCTGAATCAATGTCTGCCTGTGTGATTTCAGGATGCAACACCAACATTTGTTGATCTGTGTATCCCTGCATGATCATCTCTTGGATGTGTGCCGCTCTGTTGGCTGGCGTGGTCACAGGATGTTCAATTTCGTCATCAACAATCATTTCATATTCTTTTTCATCATCCACAATAGTTTTCAAAATCTGTTTGTCAACATATGAATTGATCTGTGGATTTTCTATCTTGCTTTCTTTGGCCATCTTCAACATGGCAATATCATTTGCCTTGTCTTGTATTGAGAATGAACGTGGATACTGTATTTCTCCTCCAAACACCATGTTGTTCAACAGGGCAAACATTCTAAAAATTTGTTCTTCCGCATGTTCTAAATTTTGTGCAAAGTCTGATAGTTTTGCGTTCAACATTTGGAATTCAGTTTGTAGTCCTATGCCTGACAGTCTCCTTGACTCAATTGAACGTATGCCACCCAGGCATGCTTGTCTGTCAATTGACTCCACAGTTTTTTCCATGGATGAGATCACTGACTCAATGTTTTGTCCTGATGGTTGCAATAGATATGGTTTCAATCCTGGGTCCAATGTTTGTGGCATCTGTATGACGGAGCCTGCTCCAGCCGCCGCTTCAACGTCCGCAGTTTTCACCAAACTTGGGTGATTGGTAAGTTGTATCAATTGTAGTATTTCTGACGTCATGTCATACAGTTGTTTTTGTGCGTCTGCGATGTCACCCAGTGGCGATAGTCCCACGCCTCTGTTTGGTGAACGGTTGGCGTACACACATATGGCAGGTATCTTGCCCAATTGGTTTGGTGTGGTTGATTCCAGAGATGCAGTATCTTTGTCTTCGTCACCATTGTATCTGTACACATTGACTTCATCTGTCAAAAACTCTCTCACATACTGTTCGTTTTTGTTGGGTGCTTCTTTGACTTTGAAATAGTTCAATTCATATTTGCCATTTGCCTGTCTTTGATAGTTCCAGTCCAACACATTTTCTGGTGTGTAAATTGACATGTAAGGTCTGATGCCCTGTTCCAGTTCTTCAGCACGAGTGCCTACCTGTACAGCAGGTTTGTCCATCACCACCCACACATGTCCATATATCATGGATTGTAAACTTATTTCTCTCATCATGGCATCAAATGATCTGCCGTCCAAATCAGCATCAGCCATGAATGCCATCAACATGTCTTGGTCCAATGATTCTAAATCTCTCACGATTGGCCGTCTGTAAAGGAATGAATTGTAGATGCCTGCCACTGACTTCACGTGGTTGTCCAGTGCAGTTGTTCTGATACGTTTGATGTATTCTTCTTGTGTTTCGTAATAGTATTGTTCTAGATAATGTCCTTGTTCATACTCCATACCACCTGCATATGAATCTGCCAACATGCTCCAGCGATGCAAGTATTTTTGGTACAGTGGATGTGACTCCAACAATTGATATGCTTCAATCTTACCGCCTGTTAGTAGTTTACTTCTCAAATTGTATGATAACATTATTTCTCTTCCTTATCTTGGGGCAAATCATCATCACTCCATGGCAGGGGTACTGTGTTACCTTCTTTGTTGGGTGCATCTTCATGTCCAAGATATTGTTTGGATAACCATATCAACATGCGAGTGTCTCCATTCAAACCTTTTTCCATCATTGCCCTACGTATGGATTTTTTGCCTGCATCCCATCCTTGTTCAATCAGTTTGCCAAATTTCTTCTTCAAACCTTTTTCTGAAATACCTGTGACCTGAGCCATTTCAGCATATGAACATTGTATGGTTGCCAATCGCCACACCGTTTCTCTGTCCACTGTGCGGTACTTGCCTTTTTGTGTCTTCTTGCTGTCTGGATCAAATTCAGTCATTAAATTTGCCTTTCTAAAACTTTTACTCTAAAGTTTCTTGAATCTTGTCTGTCTGGTGTGCTGTCTTGTGATATTGTGATTCTGTATTCCACATTGTACACATTGCCTGCTTCACCACCACTCAGTATGGCAGATGCCAAATAGTTGGTGTGTGTTGAACTGCTCACCACCAGTGAAGTTGAATCACCGTTCACATTGGTAGTGGTCACTGTGAGCGATGCAATCACATATCCTGCGGGCATCCAATCTGTGAAATCAAGTGTGTAGTCTAGTGTTGCGAAAGGGTCTTTTTCAATGTATAAACCTTTGGCATCTTGTTTAAAACCTGTGATACTTGGCATGTTAGTTCCTTGTGTCCCTTACTCCAAACACATCAGTCAGTTTCAAATCAGGTTGTACTTCAACTTGTCTTGTTTCTGAACGAACTGTGTGTGATCTTGTTTCGTCTTGTATCGTATTTACACGAGTTTCGCTGTTTGGTGTGTGCTTTCTTGTTTCTTGTGCTATTTTCACTGTTCTAGTGTCCGCTGGCACCACAAATATCCTGAAAGGATCAAACTTGAGATCTTCACCAACTGTGAGTGTGGCCAACACACCTGCCAGTGTGACAGTGATGTTCCTTATCCTGGTTGGCACCGCACTGATGGTTGCTGTGCTGGTCAGTGTGGCTATGCCACCTGCCAATACTTTGGAAACAGTTGCAACTGTGGCCACCACATTGATTGATGCACTGGCTTGCACCACTGCTATGCCTATGGCACTGAGGGTTGCCGCTCCTGCCAATGTACTGCCTGTCCTTTTGGTCGCCACCGCTGACGCTGACACCGTGGCTGGACCCGCCAACAACACAGTTCCACGTCTGATGGCTCCTGCCGCAGTCACAGTCGCGCCTGTGGCTGACAAAGTGCTGGTGCCAAATCTTATCCTTGTGGCAGTGGTTGCCACAGTGGCTGATGCTGACACAGTGACATTGCCCACAGCAACCTTTTGTGCTGAAACTGATACAGTGGCACTACCAGCATTCAATACTGTGCCACCACGTGTGGCTGATGCTGACATGGTGGCTGTCATGGCCCCAGTGATGTTCACTGCGGGTCTGAATGTGGCAGACGCTGTGGCAGTGACTGATGCGGATGCTGTGAGTGATGCTGAGCCGTCTATGAACAGTTCAGTCTGTGAAACGAATACTGGTGGTCCCCATTTTTCCTGTGTGGGGTTGCCCCAAGTGCCCACATTGTCAAATGTCTTGCCAAATGTGTTGGCATTGAGTGTGGCTGATCCTGGCTGTATCCTGGTTGGTGTGGCAGTGA